ATTCGCGATGGCCCTCCCGCGCGGCTCGGGGAAGACGTCCATCACCGAATGCGCGTGCCTTTGGGCGGTGCTCAATGGGCACCGGGACTTCGTCTGCCTGATCGGCGCGTCCGAGGTCCACGCGGTCGAGATGCTCGAAAGCATCAAGATGGAGCTCGATGGCAACGACCTGCTGGCCTCTGATTTCCCGGAGGTGTCCCACCCGATCCGGTGCCTCGATGGGATCGCCAACCGCTGCAACGGCCAGCTCTACAAGGGCGAGCGGACGCACATCGGCTGGACGGCGAACGAGGTGGTCTTGCCGACGATCCCGGAGAGCAGGGCCTCGGGCGCCATCATCAAGGTCGCCGGGATCACCGGGCGCATCCGGGGTATGAAGTACAAGCGGGCTGACGGCAAGACAGTGCGGCCGTCGCTCGTGGTACTGGATGACCCGCAGACGGATGAGTCGGCCCGATCACTCTCGCAGTGCGCCACGCGCGAGCGGATTCTGGCCGGCGCCGTCTTGGGCATGGCCGGGCCGGGGAAGAAGATCGCGGGCGTAATGCCCTGCACGGTGATCCGCCCGGGCGACATGGCCGACAACATTCTCGACCGCGAGAAGCACCCGGAGTGGAACGGCGAGCGGACCAAGATGGTCTATGCCTTCCCGACCGATGAGAAGCTCTGGGCCAAGTACGCCGAGGTCCGCGCCGAGTCGCTACGGGTCCACGGTGACATGCGGGAGGCGACGGCCTTCTACCTGGCGCACCGAGCGGCGCTCGACGAGGGGTCTCTGATCGCCTGGCCGGAGCGCTTCAACCACGACGAGGCATCAGCCATCCAGCATGCCATGAACCTCAAGCTCCAGGACGAGGCCGCCTTCCAGGCCGAGTACCAGAACGAGCCGCTGCCTGATAAGGGCGTGGAGGACGAGGGGTTGCTATCGGCCGACCAGATCGCCGAGAAGGTCAACGGCATGAAGCGGGGCGAGGTGCCGGTGGGTGCCACGCAGCTGGCCATGTTCATCGACGTCCAGGGCAAGCTGCTCTTTTGGCTCGTGGCCGCCTTCGAGGAGGACTTCACCGGGTACGTTCTCGACTACGGGGCCTATCCGGACCAGAAGCGCCCCTATTTCACGCTCCGGGACGCGCAGAGGACGCTGACGGGCGTGGCCAAGGGTGCCGGATTGGAGGGCGCGATCTACGCCGGCCTGGAGTTGTTGACCGAGCAGTACCTGGAGCGCGAATGGCGACGGGACGACGGGGCGATGGTCCGGATCGACAGGTGCTTGATCGACGCCAACTGGGGCACCTCGACCGACGTGGTCTACCAGTTCTGCCGACAGAGCCGGCACGCGGCGGTGCTATTGCCCAGCCACGGGCGGTTCGTGGGTGCATCCTCGACGCCGTTCAGCGAGTACCGCAGGAAGCGCGGCGACCGCGTGGGGCTCAACTGGCGCATCCCCAACGTCCAGGGCCGCCGGGCGGTGCGGCACGTGGTCTTCGACTCGAACTACTGGAAGAGCTTCGTTCACGGGCGCTTGGCCGCGCCCATGGGCGACAAGGGCTGCCTGTCGCTTTTCGGCCGCGACCCAGGGGCGCACCGGCTACTTGCCGAGCACCTGACCGCGGAGTACCGGGTCAAGACCGAGGGCCGTGGGCGGGTGGTCGACGAGTGGAAGTTCCGCCCCGAGGCCGTGGAGAACCACTGGCTGGACGGCCTGGTGGGCTGCGCCGTGGCGGCCTCCATCCAGGGCGCGGTGCTTCCCGGCACGGACGGGCCGGCGGTGCGGGAACGGCCGCGCATAAGGCTCTCTGATCTGCAAAGGAGCAAGCGATGAACCAGCCAGCCGGCAAGACCGATCAGGCAGTGAAGCTTGGGATCGAGTGTCCGACATGCGGGTGTCGGCATTTCCGGGTGCTCTTTACCCGTCCGGCGACTTGCGGACGGTTGCGCCGCAGGCGCGAGTGCCGGCATTGCGGCAGGCAGGTTACGACGTTTGAGCAGGTTGTTTGAGCGACAGCGTACATATACGTACTTTTCGGTGAAAAATGGAAATCGTTTCGCAACGCCGAGCCCCTGATGCCAATTTAGGAAGTAGCGACGAGTGCAGCCGCAGCATCCGTAGCGGATGACGGCCCGGCCTCGGGGGAAGATGCGATGCCCAAGGATCTGGAACGCGAGATTCGCCGGAACGCCAAGAGCCCCAAGCGGGCCAAGGGCGACTCGGGCGAGATGGAGCAGCACTCCCTCGCCGAGCAGATCGAGGCGGATCGCTACCTCGAATCGAAGAAGGCCTCCCGCGCACGCGGATTCTCCCTGCGGCGCACGAAGATGGTCCCCCCGGGGGCGGACTGATGATTGGGTGGCTGAAGCACCTCCTGATGGGCAAGCCCACCCTACGCCTCCGGGGGGCCGACCGGCGGTTGATGAAGCTGCTGCGCGGCCGGTACGACGCGGCGGCCACCAACCCCGAGAACATCCGCCACTGGGCGAACGCCGATGGCTTGTCGGCGAACGCGGCGGCCAGCCCCGAGATCCGGCGCATTCTGCGGAACCGCTCGCGGTACGAGGTGGCCAACAACAGCTATGCCCGCGGGATCGTGCTGACGCTGGCGAACGACGTGGTGGGTACGGGGCCGAGGCTGCAGATGCTCGCAGCCGACCCGGCAGTCAACCAGGCGGTGGAGCGGTCGTTCTCGGACTGGGCGGCGGCGGGGAACCTGGCCGAGAAGCTCCGGACCATGCGGATGGCGCGGGCGGAGGACGGCGAAGCCTTCGGGATCCTGACCAGCAATCCGGCGATGGCCCACAAGGTGAAGCTCGATCTGCGGCTGGTGGAGGCGGACCAGGTTACCTCGCCGACGCTCAAGCTGTCGATGGAGAACGCGGTTGACGGGATAGTGTTCGACGCTTTCGGGAACCCGGTCGAGTACCACGTGCTCAAGGAGCATCCCGGCGACCTGACCGGCGGTTTTGGGCTCCAGTACGACCGGGTCCAGGCCGCATCGATGCTGCACTACTTCCGGGCTGACCGCCCGGGTCAGAGCCGGGGTGTACCGGAGATCACGCCAGCCCTCCCTCTGTTCGCCCAGCTGCGCCGGTACACCCTGGCCGTGATTGCGGCGGCGGAGAGCGCCGCGGACTTCGCGGGCATTCTCTATACCGATTCGCCGGCCAACGGCGAGGCGGATGCAGTCGAAGCCATGGACACGATTGAGCTTGAGCGGCGTATGCTCGTCACCATGCCTGGCGGCTGGAAAATGGGGCAGCTGCACGCCGAGCAGCCGGCGACGACCTATGCGGAGTTCAAGCATGAGATTCTGAACGAGATCGCCCGCTGCCTGAACATGCCCTTCAACGTCGCCGCCGGCAACTCCTCGGGCTACAACTACGCCTCCGGCCGCCTGGACCACCAGACCTACTTCAAGTCGATCCGGGTGGACCAGGCGCATATCGGCAGAGCGATCCTCGACCGCATCTTCCAGGCATGGGCACGCGAGGCGGTGCTGATCGACGGGCTGCTGCCGCAGAGCGCGCGACTCATCAGCACCGACTGGTCGCACCAGTGGTTCTGGGACGGCCACGAGCATGTGGACCCGGCGAAGGAAGCCAACGCCCAGGAGACCAGGCTGCGGAACCACACCACGACCCTGGCGGTGGAGCACGCCAGGCAGGGGCGGGACTGGGAGGTCGAGGTTCGCCAGCGGGCGAAGGAAGTCGCGCTGCTGAAGGAACTCGGGATCACGGTAGCGGAGGCAGCGCCAGCGAAGCAGTCGGTGCTGGTGGAGGTTGGCGACGAGGAAGAGGCGGCTGATGCCGCGGCTTGATCTGCGGCTTGGCGCGGCGGGGTGCGGGAGGGCGAGCGGGATGGGCAAGCAGCTTCGGATCGAGTCGATGGTGACCGGCTGGCAGGCGGTGGAGGCCAAGGCCATGGAGGCCGAGGGGTCGCTCGTAGCCCGGAAGCTCCGGCGCTTCCAGATGGTGGCCTACACGGGTGGGGCGATGGAGCTGGGCGGCTGGCCGCACCCGGTGGTGGTGGATCTGGCCGGGATGCGGGTAGCTGCGCGCAGCCGGCCCATCCTCAAGGATCATGATGTCGCCCAGATCGTCGGCCACACCGACAACATCGGTATCACCGAGAGCCAGATCTCGGTTTCCGGGGTGATCTCGGGCACGGGCCCGGCGGCCGGCGAGATCATCTCCTCGAGCGAGAACGGCTTCCCCTGGCAGGCGTCCATCGGCGCCAAGGCTCAGAAGGTGGTCTTCATCCCCGAGGGGCGCGATGCGCGGGCCAACGGAGCGAGCTTCACCGGCCCGGTCTACGTGGTCCGGAAGTCGGTGTTGGGCGAGGTGAGTTTCGTGGCGTTGGGTGCGGACGAGGATGCGTCGGCGACGGTCGCCGCGCGTTCCGGCGGGAGACTGGCTCTGGATACGGAGGTCGAGGACATGGATTTCGAGCAGTGGCTGTCGGGCAAGGGGTTCGAGCTGGCCAAGCTGTCGGACGGGCAGACGGCGAACCTGAAGGCGATGTGGGAGGCGGAGACCGCGGCAGGGGCCCAGGCCGCTGACGCTGGTGCGGAGCAGGCTGCCGCGGCCCCCGCGGCGGTGGCGGCCTCGGCGGTGGCTGTGGCCGACGCGCCCGGTGTGGGCGGGGCTGGCGCCGGCGGGGACGGGGTGCCGGACGGCGGCGAGGTCATCGCCGGGCTCCGGGCGCAGTTCGCCAAGGAGATCCACCGGATCGAGTCGATCCGGAAGCTGTGCGGGTCGGAGCACGCGGAGCTTGCCGCCAAGGCCATCGCCGAGGGCTGGGACGTGGTCAAGACGGAGCTCGAGGTCCTGCGGGCGAGCCGGCCGAAGGCTCCGGCGGTGGTTTCGGGGGCCTCGGTGCCGACGGCCAAGGTGCTGGAGGCGGCAGTCTGCCTGTCGGCGGGGTTGGAGGCCAAGAAGCTGCTCGGCATCTTCGGGGAGCGGGCGCTGGACGCGGCGCACCCGATGCGGCACATCGGGCTGCGGGAGCTGGTGGCCGAGTGCGCCCGGATGGAGGGCATGTCGGTTCCGCGGGTCTTCGGCGACGGGGCCGAGACCATCACCGCCGGCTTCTCGACGCTGAGCCTGCCCGGGATCCTCGAGTCGGTGATGAACCGGGTGATGCTGGCCAGCTACGAGGCGACGCCGGTTGCGGCGCTGGAGCTGGCCCAGGTCGGCTCGGTGAGCGACTTCAAGGAGGTCACCCGCTACCGGCTGCTCGGGACCGGGGGCTTCGAGAAGGTGGCTCCGGACGGGGAGCTCAAGCACGGCCGCCTGGGTGAGCAGGGTTTCCGCAACAAGGCGGACACCTACGGCCAGATGCTGATCCTCACGAGAAAAGACGTGATCAACGATGACCTGGGTGCGTTCCTCGAGATCCCGAGCCAGATGGGCCGCTCCGGTGCCGAGCTGATCGACGAGCTCTTCTTCTCGCTGCTCCTGGCGAACCCCGGCGGCTTCTTCAGCCCGGCCAACGGCAACTTCCTGGACGGCGCCGACAGCGCCTTCGGGCCGGACAGCCTGACCAAGGCGCGGACGCTCTTCCGGAAGCAGAAGGCCGGTCCGGGGACCAAGGAGCGGGACAAGAAGCCCATCAACGTCCGGCCGGAACTCCTGGTGGTGCCGGTCGAGCTCGAGACCGAGGCGGACGTGCTCATCGGCGCGGCGCAGCTGATGATGGACTCGATGGGGGTCAAGACCAAGATCCCGACCGACAACCCCCACCGGAACAAGTACCGGGTGGTCTCGGCGCCGCACCTGTCGGACGCCTTTTTCAGCGGGGCGAGCGGCAAGGCCTGGTACCTCTTCGCCAACCCCGCGGTGCTGCCGGCCTTCGAGGTGGTCTTCCTGAACGGCCGCCGGGAGCCGGTGATCGAGCGGGTGGACGCGCCGGCCAACATGCTGGGCATGGGCTTCCGGGGCTACCTGGACGTGGGCGTCCAGGAGCAGGACCCGCGGGGCGCGGTCAAGGTCAAGGGCGAGGCTTAACGGATGGGAGAACGCCTCCCCGTCGCGGCCGAACAGCAGGCAATGTCCACCAAGGTGTCGAGTGGCTGCGGCGGGGAGGCCCCGGGAGTGTAGTGCGAAGGCATGAGAGAACAAGGCCAGAAGGAAGACGGAGGGGCTGGAAGATGATCACCGAGTACGTGCATGAGGGCAACGCCATCGACTTCGTGCCGGCAGCCGACGTGGCAGCCGGGGACGTGGTGGTGATCGGGGATCTGGTGGGCGTGGCCAAGCGCGCCTGCAAGGCCGGGACGCTCGGCGCCGTGGCCGTCGTGGGGGTCTACGACTTCCCGAAGGCGGTCGGGGTGGGCAGCGCCATCCCGGAGGGCTCGAAGCTCTACTGGGACGAGGCCGACAAGCAGGCCAAGACCGACTCCGAGGCCGGGGCCAACAAATACCTCGGGAAGTCGGTGAAGGCGGCGGTCGACGGCGACGAGACCGTCCGGGCCAGGCTGAGCCAGTAGGGAAGGCAGCCGGCCATGGACCTCCTTAGGCGCGGACTGGAGTGGCTGGAACGCGAGCGCGTGAAGCATGCCTCGCGCAACGTCCTCTATGTCCGCGCCGGGGAGGCCATCCAGGTCCGGGCCACGATTGGCAAGACCGTCTTCGAGATCCTGAACGAATCCGGCGTGGCCGAGCGGACGGAGACCAG